TGCCTGTGACCAGGACCGAAGGGAGAGGCTTGCTCTTCCTCCAGTTGGGAATGCCGTCCCTGCGCTCCGTAGGTGTGGTCTGGGTATCCAGGCCCCCTATGCCGGTTATTACCGGTCCCATATGGGATTAGGCGCGGGTGACGGGTTATTCACTCTGCCCGTTTCTCTCTTGGCTGCGCTATCGCGCCTAGAGTTTAATGGGTCGAGTGTTGTTCCTGCAGGAGGTTCAGTGCTGGTGTTACCGGGTTTCCGGTTCCCAACGTCCGACCATCTCTCGCAGGGTGCTTGGCTCGCACTGGTTGATGAGTGCATCATCCAGTACGTTTCCAAGCTTCCTGTTAAGAATCCAGAGAGGCTTCGGTTTAACCGAAGGTTAAGGATTCTTAAGTTCCAGAGGGCGACCTTTGATGCTGTTTGCTTTGGCTACCAGCGGATAAGGAAGCTTCTCTTACGGGCCGGAGCTAAGGGTACCCTCAGCTCCGACCAAGTAAGGCGACTGAAACGGTGGAAGCAGCGGCTGGTCAACCAACCGTCTTCTGCCGCCAAAGAAGCCAAACTAGCGGCGGCTGAAGCGAGGGCCTGGTACTATGGTGCCAGGCGTCCCGTGAGTGCACTCTCTAGTGGTATCACTATGAAGTACCTCGCCCTCAACTTCAGTTATGTAGCCCGTGCACTACCACCTCCTCCCGATGACGGAGGGGAGGGGTTGCAGGGCTTACGAGCCCGGCTTACAAGCCAGCCAGCCCCGGTTGACCCGGGATGGCAACCCTATGTACGCTCCTATTTAGAGGCGTACGCACCCAAGGAGGAGCCCACATGGTGGACTGCTCCCTCTGGGCATGCTGCTCTGGGATATTCCCGGCAGAATGGGGGGCATGAACAAGCCGTTCAGGACTTAACCTTGTTGGGCATTGCTCTCTCAACTCCCAAGGAATTGAGAGACGTCCTATGGTGTGATCCAGTCAATGAGAAGCATTTGGCTTCCCATTTGTCGGACCACCCCGCGTCAAGGTTCAGTCGTCAGCTGCAGACGTTTCTGCGCAGAGGGGTCATGTGGACCCTGGCACAGCATGATAGGTTACCTATCCTGGCGATTGCAGCTGATGAAAGGGGTCTGAAAGTACGTTTTCCTACCTGTGGTTTGACCGCAGCTAATCTCGTACAACAGATCCTAAGGAGAGCAGCAGACCACGTTCTGAAGCAGGACCCTCGGGCCTCTGCCTCAGTCGGTGGCCATAGGCAGGTCTCCTTAGTAGGGTACCCCGGGGATTGGTACTCCATAGACGCCACGGCAGCTACGGACTTCCACCCTGAGTGGCTGACAAGTACCTTCTATGAGGAACTTGTCCGCTTGTATCCCTACTTAGATCAGTTCACCTTTTTGTTCCCAAAATTGTTTGGGCCCAAGAGGCTGATCTTAGATGCTCGAGAGGTCAAACTCATCGACCCACCGTCTCACATAGACATTGGTCTATTTGACACGTTGAAGTCGTTGGCGAATGGCGAACTCGATCAGTCGGGTAGTTGGCGGGGAGTTATCATTGGTGCACATGTGGTGTTCAATAATAGGCTCCTTAACTTGGATGCACAGGTGACGTCCACTGGGCAGATGATGGGAGATCCCACCTCTTTCCCTGTGTTGCCTGTGATGACCCTCTACTGTTTGAAGAGGGCCGCAACCCAAGTTCCCTACACCGAAGTCCCCCTCCGTTATCGGAGGGCCAAGGGGACTAAAGAGGGGCACGATCACCCCGCAAATACTTGCGGAGATGACGCGCTCCTCCCTTGCATGACCCCCAGGAGGAGGAGGGTGTATGATGACACGTTTGAGTCTATGGGAGGAGTTCTCTCCATCCCAAAGTCATACTACCATCCTCGCTATGCAATCTTTACGGAGGTTCCGTATGTGCATGGCGTGCCACAGCCCATAGAGAGTGTTTCTATATGGACGGCACCTCCAGGAGGTTCTAAG